ACAGAAGAAATCATTGATGAAGTTCGGCATTTAAAGGAAATCAAGTTGTATGAAGTCAGCATTGTTCCATGGGGAAGCAATGAGTTGGCAAGAACAACAGCAATAAAATCAGAAAAGGATTTTGAGGGGTTGCTTAAAAATGTTGTTTGTGCTAAAATAGATAATGTAGACAAGGAGATAGTAAAAGAAGCCATTGGAACATTAAAATCACTTTTGGAAAAGATGGAGCCGGGAGACCCCACTCCAGACCAGGAGCCGGTTAATGATCAAGGGGAGCCGGGAGAGACCCACTCCACAGATCTATTGGAGCCATTTCAGGATATATTGGCAGACATGAAAAGGGAAAAGGTTTCAGAGATGTTGGATGAGTTCAAGGAAAACATGAGAGGATAAGAGCATGAAAGATTTGGAAAAACTGAAAGAGAACATGGAAGAGATTGCCGGTGAAATCAAAGGCATGTTCCAGGAACAGCAGAAGTCTGTCAAAGAGACAGGCAAGATAATTCCGGAGTTCCAGAAGAGTATGGAAGAGCTTACTGATAAGCAGAATCAGATGGAAGCCAAAATTGCGGAATTGGAAGTTGAGCAGGCAAGGGTTGATACCGGTGCAGGTTCCAATGAAGAAAAGGATATGAAATTTGGGTTTAAAGACCTGGGTGAGTTCATGGAAGTTGCAATGAACAGCACCAAGGCAAATCCCAATGATGACAGGTTAAAAGCCATTGAAGAATATTGTGAAGAGAAAGAGATTTCAGCAGGTGTTGGCGCATCTGGTGGATTTCTGATCCCCCCACAGTTTGGTCAGGCAATTAAACCGTTTGAAGCCAAGGCAGGAGTTATCCGGCCGAGGGCAATGGTGATCCCGGCAGGGAATCCCCCGGATGCCAAGTTCACCATGCCGGCATTGGATCAGAGTGGATCCAAGGGTGTATATGCCGGAGTGCAGGTGGTTTGGTTAGAAGAAGGCGGAACAAAGACAGAGACCACATACACAGTCAGAGATGTTCAGTTGGAGCCCCATGAGGTTGCAGCTTATATCACATTGACCAACAAATCTCTCCGGAATACCACAGCATCCGGTGCATTAGCAACAGAGTTGTTAAGAGGTACAACGGTTGGAGCAGAAGAAGATGCATTCATGAATGGTAATGGTATTGGTAAGCCATTGGGTATTCAGGGGCATGGTTCGGTCATTGAGGTTAACAGGAACACAGCCAGTGATGTGAAGTATGTTGATATAGCCAACATATTCGGTGAGATCCATTTCAGCAATAACCTGGTTTGGGTTGTGACACAGAAGGTCATACCAAAACTGATGCAGATGACGGATGCCGGCGGAAATAACATATGGCAACCTAATGCAAGGGAAGCAAGTCCTGGATCATTAATGGGCATACCGATTGAGATTGATGTCAGGAATCCCACATTGGGAAACACCGGTGATATCGGATTGTATGATTTCAAATATTACACCATCAAGGATGGGAGTGGAATGTTTGTGTCAAGTTCTGAACACACAGAGTTCAAGAGCAACAAGACGGTCATCAAGATCACTTGGAATGTTGATGGACAGCCTGCAATAACGACACCTTTGCAGGAAGAGAATGGTGAGACTGTTTCACCGTTTGTTGTCCTGGCAGATCCAGAAACTTCATAGGTAGAAGCAGAAGGAAGAGTTGAAGGAAACAGGATCCGGGGATGTCAATAACAGGCATCCCCAGATCAGTACATAGTGAGGGAAATATTATGCACAGAATGACAGAAGATATCAAAATCAACAATGTTATGAACATCCAGGATGTCAGTGCAGGGGTGAACAGTTCATTTGTTGATATGAGTGAACACCGGAGAGCATTGATTGTTGTTCAGGCAGATCCGGGAGAGGGTGAAACAGTTACAGTCACAGCAAAGGTGAGTGCCAATGCGGACGGATCAAGTCCAATAAGTTTGGCATCTCCCCAGACCATAACAGGAGCCAGTGGTGCAGTGTATATTGAAGTTGGCACAACGGAATTAAACAGCCAGGGTGCTACCATCAAATATCTGGGTGTGACAGTCACAAGTGCCGGTGATGCAGTGAATGCCGGTGCGGTCATATATCAGGGAGAGCCAAGGTACAGACCGGCTTCCCAGGCATTGACAGGTGCGGTGATAGAATAATAGGGAAGTGAAGGAACATAGCAGGGGGAGTGATCCCTTCCCCCTGCTTTTGTTTTAAGAGGTAGCCATGAGATATACAGCCATAACAGACAATTTGGAGTTGACCAAGGAAGAGGTTAAGAATTTCATCAAGGTTGATGACAGCACAGATGATGATCTGATTGATGTGATGATCGGGGCGGTGAAGGCATTGGCAGACAGGTATGTCAACAACAATTTTGATCGGGTTATTAATGAAGAGGTGGGAGTGGGAGATGAAAGCACAACAGCATTCACATTGAGCCAGGTGCCCATCAAGCCATACACAGAAAAGATTTACAAAGTCAATTTGCAATTGAGGGATCAGGATTCACAGGGGGTATTTGTCCATGAAGACAATTACACAATTGATTACACCACAGGGGCATTAGTATTTGATTCAGCACCGGACAAATATATTTTAATAAAAGCAGATTACAGGACAGCATCACCCATGACCATTCCAAGTGAGATCAAGTTGGGATGCATGCAGCAGATTGCAACATGGTATGAGCAAAGAGAATTGAATGTGCAAGATGAAAGCATTGATGGATTGGGGGATCGGACATATGATTTGAGCAATCGGACAAAAGAGTTATTTGACAATTACAGGTATTTGCCAGGGTTATGATCGGACAGTTAAGACACAGGATCACCATACAGACAGCCACAGTGGACAATGGTGCCACCGGCAGGACACAGACATGGACAGATACAGAGACCAGGTGGGCCCGGGTGATCCGGGTCAAGGCAGAGGGCAAAGCCAAGTATGCACAGGCAGGATTCGGTGAAGTTGATTATGAAGTTATATTCAAGGGGGATGTTGATTATACCATGAAGAACAACAGATTGAAATGGGGATCCAAATATTTGGAATTGATTGAGCCGGCAAGGAATCATGAGCAGTTGGGCAAATATACCAAGTATTTTGCAAAGGACAATCTGAAATAATGGTTTTCCATGTTACGGTTACAAATAACCTGAAAAAGGTTAATGATGCAATAAGCAAGGCGGAGAAGCAGAAGTTGTTTGAAGCCGGCAGTGTTGTCCGGACAAAGACATTAGAGGTTTTGTCAGGGCAGAGATCAGGGAGAGAATACAGAAAGCCAGGCACAAAAAAGACATATATTGCATCAGCACCGGGCGAGCCACCGGCAGTGAGATTTGGCAGATTGAGGACATCAGTGTTGATGAAATTGATCAAGAGGTTCGGGAGCCATGCCAGTTATGTCGGCATTCCCAACCGGACAAAATCCGGGGAAAAGTTGGCATATGGAGTGATGTTGGAGTTCGGAACATACAACATGGCACCCAGACCATGGTTAAGTGTTGCATTTAAGCAGAGCAGGCATGAAGTGAAGAAGATTTTGAGCAGTAGATGGTTTTAATATTATGGAAGTACACAAAGCATTATTGACAAATTTGTATACAGTCATGGTGAATGATGCCACATTGGTGGGGTTGATATCCACCAGGATCCACAATGTTCAGGCACCCAAGGATGAAGTATTCCCATATATTGTTCATAGATTAGAGTTGACCAGGGCAGATGAGATTGTTATGGTGTCCGGATTCTGGACAGTGGATTTATGGGATCAGAATACGGATCAATCAGATCTGTTAGATATTAAAGAGAGGATCATCACATTGTTGGATTTTAGGAGTTTCAGCACAGATGGTTCAGTGCAGATGAGAATGAAGTTGGACATGGATGAATCTGTTCCGGAAGAAGTTTACAACATCAGACACCGGATATTGAGATTCAGTGTCCGGGGAGACAGGAAGCAGGACATCAGTAATATATTGAATAGGTAAAGGAGAAGATTATGACAAGGAGACATGGAGTAACAAAAGAAACACCCAAACGATTTGTGATTGACAGCGGTGCAGTTTACAAAGATTATGGGTTGGCAGGTGAGACATTATTGGGAGCAACAAGGGATGGGAACACATTCACATTGAATCAGGAGATCCGGAACATGCCGGTTGATGGAGCCAGGGGCAAAGTCAAAGGACATGACAGGCCCATCAATGTTGAGCCGGTTATTGTTGCCAATTTTGTGGAGATGACAGCAGATCAGTTTGTGAGGGCAATTGTGGGAGCCAACAGGGAAGCATATCCAAGTTATGCAGGCAAGACCCATACATTGATCACCAGAGACCTTGACAAGATCCGGAGCGGTTTGGACACAGAGACCGGGGATGATTACATGGATAATATTACAATTGTTGGACAAGTCAGTGGCACGAATAAGCCAATAGTTATTGGTATTGAAAATGTCATTGCAGATGGAAACATTGAGATCAATACAGTTGATGAGGATGAATCAGTATTGAGTGTGACATTTTCAGCCAGGTTTGATGCAAGTGATCTGGATGATGAGCCATGGTTCGTCCGGTTTCCAAAGATTCCGACAGAAAGTTAATATCATGGATAGCAAAAGGGATATTATTGTCAGGGATTTGCAGATCAATGATGTTTTTGCAGTAGTAAAGATATTATTGAAGGTGGTGTCACAGGGCAAGGATGAATTGTCCGGATTGATTGTTTCAGCCAGGAAAGCAAAGCAAAAATTGCAGGGGCAGTTGAAAGAGAGTGATGATACCTGGAAAGATCACATCAAGGCACAGATGGCAAAAGCACAGCAGGAGTTCGGTTTGGAGTTGTTTCTGGTTGTATTGGAAAAGTGCATGGCCGGGGCAGAGGTTGAAACAAAAGAATGGTTGGGAAGTTTGATCGGAGTATCCGGAGAAGAGTTTGGTGTGATGCCACCATCCACCATGATTGAGATTATAGATCAGTGTAAAAAAAAAGCAGATTTGGGGATTTTCTTCAAAGATGTTTATTCCCTATTCAGCAAGATGAAGAAATAAATCAGATCCTGGATTGGGAGATCCATTTATTTCATAGGTGTTATGGTTGGACAGATGATCAGATCCGGATGTTGTCTATGGATGATTACATCCGGAAGATCAACATCATCAAGGAAGAAGAAAGGGTCAACAGCAAGATCCAGGTTGCCAAGACAAAGAGTTTGGCGGTCATCAGTTGGAATTATATGGGTGTCAAAAATTATTCATATGATCAGCATTTGAGATTCCTGGGGTTGGTTGATCCACTAAATCCACAAGAGAAAAAGAAGATCAGAAGCAGGGCCCAGAAGATTGCAAAGAAGATCAAAAGACATGACAAAGAGAGACCACAATATAAATATAAGAAGGCATAAATAACATGGAATTATTCAGCATATTTGGCAAAGTGGGGTTGGAAGGTGTTGAAGCAGTTCAGAAGCAGTTAACAAAGACAGTTGAGAATGCAGAACATGTCGGCAAGACCATGAGAAAGATTGGTGTTGGGATGTCGGCAGTTGGTGGAGCATTGACCGGGGTTGCATTCAAGACAGTGGACACATGGGCAAAAGCAGGTGATGAGGTGGAGAAAATGAGCCGGAGATTGGGATTTTCCACAACAGCATTGAGTGAATTGAAACATGCGGCCGAGTTGAGTGGATCATCATTGGGAGATATTGAAAGGAACACCAGAAGATTACAGAGAGCCATTGTTGATGGTCAAGATGGATTGACAACATACACCAGGGCATTTGGGAAATTGGGGTTGGATGTTGATGAATTAGCAGAGAAAAACCCGGAAGAGCAATTCATAATGGTGACAGAAGCATTGGCGGATCTGGACAGCCAGTCATTAAAAGCAGCAGTTGCACAGCAGATATTTGGAAGAGCCGGAACAAAAATGCTGCCTATGTTGGATCAAGGCAGTGAAGGGTTGCAGGAAATGAGGGAAGAAGCACATGAGTTGGGCATTGTGTTTGATAGGGAGACAGCGGAGAAATCAGCCAAGTTCACAGATGATATGTTGAGATTAAAGAGAAGTTTCCAGGGTATATTTTTTACCATAGCAGAAGATTTATTCCCGGTATTGGATGAGTGGATCATAAAGGGGAAAGAGATTGGGATCCAGGTCAGTCAATGGATCAGTGAGAATGAAGATCTGGTTGCAGGTCTGGCAATATTTACCACCACAGTTGGGGGATTGTTGGCAGTTGTTGGACCTTTATTGATTGTATTTGGACAATTAATCATTGTTGCACCGGCAGTTGCCACAGGATTTATGAAGATCCAGGGGGCAATATCCCCGGCAACAGTGGCAATATTGTTGGCAGTGGGGGCAATTGCACAATTGGTCATGAAGTTCCGGGAAGCCAAAAAAGCATTAGATGAAGCACATGGATCCATGGATCAAATGAAGCAGGATCAGCAGGAAATGAATGATATGATGATCCAGGGTGTTGATATATGGAAGCAATACGGAGAAGGCACAGCAGAATCGGTTATGAAGGCTGGAATAAGCATGGAAGAAGCCAAGGAAGGCATGCAGGGAATGTTTGCAATGGCATCACAGTTAGATGGGGAAGAAAGACAGAGATGGATTGCCAGGGCGGAATTATACAAGCAAGTATATGAAGAGTTGCGAGCCAAGCATGAAGAGGTCACAGAATCCAATTTGAATTCATCATCGGATGCCATGAGCGCAGAAGAACAGGCATTGAAAGAACAGTTGGAAGAGATGAAAAAAATGATGGAAGAGATGAAAGCCAAGCATGAAGAGGTCACAGAATCCAAGAAAGAACAGTTGAAAAAGATGAAAAAAATGATGGAAGAGTTCCAGGATGACAGTGTTGATAGTGATGAAGAGACAACAGAGAAATTAATAAATCATGCCAATAGGTGGGGATCTGTTTATGCCGGCAATATCAATCAGATGTTGAAAGGTTCAAAGAATTTTTCAGAAGGAGTGCAGGGGATATTTGAGGATCTGGGCAATGCAGTGATCCAGGAGATAAGCAGGATGATTGCAAAATGGACAGCATTTTTGGCATTAAAGGGCATAGCCAATATATTGACAGGGGGTGCATTTGGTGCAGTAGGATCATTTCTGGGAATGGCAGAAGGGGGTGTGATCACAGAGCCAATTATCGGAACAGGCATGAGATCTGGCACAACATATGCATTAGGGGAGAATGCACCAGGTGAAGTTGAGCATGTGATCCCGGAAGGAAAGATGGGCAAAGGTGGAGATCAATATAATATCACATTAAAAACAGATATACATGCAGACAAGATTGAGCCGGAGAGCACAGAAGAAGTTGCACAGAGAATGACAGATGCATTGAGATCTGGAGATTATGAGTTAATTAATTTTGCCAAGGAAGTGGTGAGACAAAATGATAAATATGGAGATGAAGTATGAGCATTGCATTATATGAAGATTCAGCCTTGACAACAGAGATAATTGCTTCCAGGGGGCAATTTAAGACAGTTGTGAACAGATTAGATGATGAGAGGGGATCCAATGACAGGATGGTGGATGGCACATTGGTGAAGTGGAAAGTGTTCACAAAAGGTGGATGGAGAGTAGTGTGTTCATTTCTGAAAGAGACAGATCGGGATACATTGCAGAGTGAGAAGAATCTGGATCGGGTTTTTTATTTTGTTCCGGATGTGGAGAATAAATCCACGACAGCATATGCGGTGAGGTGGGTTAATCCATTCCAGGAGACACCCAATGACATTGATGATAGATACATGAATGTTTTATTGATGTTAAAGGAAGAGTGATGCAGGATGCAAGTGCAAAAATTTTAGAGCTACAAGCCAGGAACACCAAAACATTTTATAGGAAAGTCTTATTATACAGAAGAGAGTGGAATGAGGTGTCTGGAACATATCAATATGTAAGTGCAGTTGATATCACATCATATGTCAAAAAAGCAGGTCAATTAATCATCAGCCAAGATCAGATCACCGGAGAATTGAAGGTCAGCAATATCACATTGACAGTTGATGATTCCACAGATCAATTCAAACAACATTATTCTGGCGGATATTTTGATGGTTACATTGCAGAGTATTCACAGTTCCAGGTTGAGTTGGGGTATATTGACCCGGAAACGGATCTGAAACATGGATTGATTATGTTCACCGGAGTTGTGGCAGAAAATGGATTCCGGGAGATCCAGGAAAGAGAAGAGGTGAATTTTCATATCAAGGGCATGATGGAATTATTAAGCAAGGAATCAGCAGAGGATTTGGCAGATCTGAATAAGGTTGGCAAGGCATTGAACAATGACGGTGATGATAAGACATACAGGACAGATGAGAATGGGGTGGGCAGATTCAGAGCAGTATATTCAGATGGCACATTGATGGATCCAGTTACGGATTACACCATTGAAGATCTTAATGAATACGGATCACCAGGCACAGTTGTTTTTGGTGTAGCACAGGCAGGGAAAGCAATCACAGCAGATTATGTGCATTGGTTTTTGGATCAATCATTCAAATATGGATTAGAGAAGATCATGGAGCATTGTGGGATCACAGAGTACAGCATCCAAGATGTAACATTCCCCAACAATGTGAAGGAACAGCAGATCATTGACACAAAGGCAGAATGGGATGCAGGCACATTAGAGGATTTATACACAGAAGCAGGAGAGGATAATTTGTATCACAAGATCCAGATGTTATCCACACCAAATTGGGAAAAATATTCAAGTGATGGATTGACAACATACACCAGGGTTGCACAGAGTTTTGAGTTTGGGATCAATGTTACAGCAGACAGGGTTGGGTTTGCATTGGCAAGAGATGTGGCATTCATTCCAAGGGTAGAATTTTCAATACAAACAGACAGTGGCGGACAGCCATCAGGAGTGAAGTTATGGAGCCAGGAGCAATTATTCGCACAGACAACAATTGAGAACGGTTATATCCATATTGGCAGTGTAAATACAGCATTGACAGCAAACACCACATATTGGTTGGTGGTAGAAGATGTTGATTGGATTCCATGGTTTGCATATTGGAGAGCAACGGATTCGCCATTTACATATGATGATGGTGAAGCATTAACATATAAAAACGGAGTATGGTCATCATATTCAAACAGAGATTTTATTTTTTATGTTCAGGCATGTAATTCATCCGGAACATGGATGAGTGACACATTGGATTGTGGTGATAGTTTACAATCCTGGGGGTTGTTGGGATATGAACATTCCGGGTTTGGTACATTTGAATATTTCACCATGAGCAAAAGTGCAGATGCCGGATGGGATGGGTCATTCATTGAGGGGAATTGGGATCCAATTGGGGGTGGGGGTGTGATCAATTCAGATGTAGAGAGATATATTCGTATTGCTATCAGGATAACATTTTATCCAATTCCTATTGAAGCACCACCAGGAGATGAGATATATATGAGACAGGTGGTGTTAAATTATTTTACAAGTCAATTTGATATTAAGATGGCAAGATGGAGTGGCATGACATGCAAGCAGGTGGTTGATGAGTATGCAGCAGTTGCCATTTATGGATATGGATTTCAGCCAGATGGAGCATTTTTCTTCAAGGCAAAAGACCAGGACAGATCAGTTGATTTGACATTATATGGAGTGCATTATGTTCATGAAGTCAAGAAGGCATTTGACAGGATCCGGAACAGAGTGATTACAAATTTCGGAAATTATCAGGCATTGGTTGATTCAGACACAGAGGGGGAGAGCAGTCCACATTCAATGGACAAATACGGAGTGAAGACATTAAATATCAGCATCAGTGATTGGTTGGATGACAATGATGTTGATGTTGCATTGGGATCAGCAAAGAGCAATTATGATTCATTAAATGCATTGAAGTATTTTACAAGATTGTCGGCAAATGCTATAATACAATTAGAGCCGAGTGATGTTGTTAGATTACAGTATTATGCAGACCCGGCATATGCATATGTGTTTGATGATTTGATATTTGATGATCACACATTTGGAGATGCTGGCATGCCATTCGGTTTGAATATGAGGGTATTGGAGATCAAATATGATTTGGACAATTTTCAGAAGGGTGGCATGGAATTAAAATTATTAGAGGTTTGATATGAGTGATTTATTGCCAGATAAAGTAAAAACAGATAATATATTGACAGCACATAATGCCATCCGGGATTCCATTAACAGCGGAGAGATTGCATCCAGGTCATTATCAGAAATGCAGGCGGAGACAGATTCAAATTTTCATTTGGTCATTGTAAATGACAGATTCACCGGAAAATATACATTAGAATTATGGTATGGATCTGCACATGTTGGTATATTAAGAACATTTTCACAATAAGGGAGAAATAGCATGAAAAAGATATTTGCATTAATATTAATTGTAGCAGGGATTTATCAAGTGGGATTGGGATGGGGGGAGCCATTTGAGCATGATGTTTATAATTCCACATATGCACCAACAGGCATTGAAAAGAAGATTGCCGGCAGTGTGACATGCGGTGCAAGCACATCAACAACAGTGGGATCAGATTGTGTGAATGTTTCATCATTTGGTGTGACTTTTCCGGATGGATCTGTACAGACATCAGCCAATATTTTTTCAACAGTGACAGTTATCAATGGATTGTTGATTGAGCCGGGAGACCCGGTATTTGTGAGCAGTATTACAGCCACAGGTTGGGTAAATGACATTGTGAAGCAGGGGGATTATGTATATACAGCCGGAGACTATGGCGGAGTGTTCATATATGATGTAAATGATCCCCAGAAGCCCA